CAATCGCCTTACTGATGTCTAGCGACTTAGGAAACCCTGACCCATACAGCCAAGCAATCGAATCACGCACATCAAAACCAGCATCTTCAATCGCCACCGCAATCCTGTGCCAAGTGCGCGACCCACCAAAAGCCAACAAATGACCGCCAGGCTTCAACACCCTAAGACACTCCTGCCACAACTCCACCGAATAGGCGATGCCGCTGCTATCCCAAGACTTACCCATAAACCCAAGCTCATACGGTGGATCAGTCACAATCGCATCCACGCTGTTATCAGGCAGGGTCGGCAACACATCAAGGTTGCTGCCGTGATAAACCACAGCGTTATCAAGCTCAATCATGCGTTCGCTTCTTCCGATGCCCTAATGTGGTCTAACTCCACACAATCCGAATGTCCACAAAGCCTAAACCCTGCACGGAACAAATTGCCCTTCTTATCCAACGGCTTATCCTGCTCATCAAACTCGCCCTTATGCGGAACACACACACCATAAGCCGTGCGCACCCTAGACATCTGCCCAGCCTGACACTCCTGACAACCCCACAAACCCTTGCCACGCTTGATTCGGGTCAGCGCAGTGTCATCACGCATAAAGCAACCACACCGTTCACAATTAGCCATCTAGGTTCACACGCACAAACTTCATCTTTGTATTCTTTACGCTGGCCGCACCCAAGTCAAGCACCGAAGTTGTTTGACCCTTCTTGAACCCTGCATGGATTACCTTGCCGTTGCCGATGTAGATGGCTGCATGGAAGTAAGTGTTTGTGCCTTTGTAACCGAACAGCACCAAATCCCCAATCTCAGGTGATACCACGCTGATACCAGACTTAGCCTGCTTGTTGGCTGAATGTGGCAGCTCAACACCCAACTGCTCATAAGCCCACATAGTCAACCCTGAACAATCCCAACCACTAGGTGTGCCACCACTAAAGACATACCAGGTGCGACCAACACGCTTCTTCAACTGCTTAATGACTGTGCTGATCTGGTGTGAGCGAACCTGTGGCGCGATAAGTTCCTGCAAGGTTATTTGTTTTGTTGCGATGGCCTGAACCGTTACTGGTTCGGCAGCTGAAGCCGGCGATGCTTGTGCCAGCAAAATCCCCACAGTTGCGAGGATGCTTAATTGTTTCTTCATTTAGCGCCTACCTTCCTTGAGAGTGTTCTCGGCGTTTATTGTCGAACGATTTTCAGTTGTAGTGGAGTGCTAGGGAATCGAACCCTACTCTTGCAGATTCCCCAACAAGGACTTTTCTGCAATCGAAACCAGTTGCACCCCTGAGCCTAGAGTTTCAGCACAGCCCCTTGATAGTGTGCGCCTCTGCTTAGTTCTAGGCAGGTAATACCAGGCACAGAGTCTTCGCCCGCAATCCGTTTGAACCATGACGATCCGTTGTCGCTGGTTGTGGCTTGAACCCAGAACCGTGAACCGCCGTTGTGACTTGCACCAGCCTCAACGACTCTAAGGTGATGGAAGTGTGCCGTCAACAGGATAGATGCCGCGCTGACAGTCTGGTTGCCAAAGGTGTTCTGCCGCCACCAAGTCAAAGCGTTTTCAGGTCTGCTGAACTGGTGACCGTGAGCAATGCCGACAAGGTGGAAGCCGTCATTGAACGCATCAAAGATTAGTGATTCTTCCTGCTCATGTGGCACAAGGAATGTGACCGGCAGACCAACCTCTGTTGCTAGTCGGCGTAACTGCTGAAGGATGACAATGCCCCAGTCGTCACGCCCAGGCTTACCAATGGTCTGCTTGTTGACACGCCACTGGCAATGGTTAGACCCGATGCTGGCATAGGTCACCGGCGCATACTTTGTGGCCATCTTCAAAAAATCCCAAACAAGGCTGGCCGCTAGGTCAACCTGTTGCATCACAGACAGATCGTTAGTTACGAGCTGGTTCATGTTCGCAGCGTTCTCAATGCCCTCAATGATGTCACCCAAGTCCAACGCATAGATGCGCTCATACTTGCCAACCTTCAGCTGTGCCTCAATCCGGTCATAGGATGCCAACACACGCTGGATAAGTTCCTTAGAACCGCCACGATGGTCAACCTTGCCAACCTGATAATCAGCCAGGCAAGCAATAAATACTTTTCCTGTTTCGGTGGCCTTCGGTGTCTTCGGTCGGGTCTTCTTAGCCTCAGCAAACAACAACGGCAAATCAGGGTTCGTGCCAATACGCTTCTTAAACCTGAACCGGTAAGCCGTCAACCACTGCGGATCAAGAGGGAACGGCCTAGCCACCTGCCAACGGCTAGTCCGTGGTTCGCCAACAATCTCAATCAGTGCAGGGTCGAAACCAGCGTCAACAAGGAACTCGTCAAAGTTTGGTTGCTCATCAGGTAAGAAGCCCCTGGTGGTTGCTTCACCGTTAGTGCCGTCAAATTCGACTGCTGGTCGCCAATCATTCGGCGCAACAATCTTTGGTGCTGGTTGCAAGTCATCAAGCATCAGTCAATCTTCCCACACGAACACGCACCTTTTCGGTGCTGCGAAATGGCGTTGTCAGAGATAAGCACACCACGAATCTTTAGCGCGTTGCTCAAAGTCTTTGCAGGCCACACATCTGGCGACTTCAAAGCCGTTAGCAGAATGTCAACATCCTTCTGGTCAAGTTCAGCCACCAATGTCCTGATACGACACGGCCTGTCCTTAATGTGTGGTTCTAAACCCTCTAACAAACTCATCACCATCCCCTGTTCAGTTTTCGTGCAATCGTCAAAGCATAGGCGTTGGCATGGTTACCTTTGCGAGCTTCATCTAACAGCCAGGCTGCCAAGTCCTTGCGGATGCCCTCAAAGTCTTCATCCCACACCAAGTTGTCATCATTGATAAGTTCGGCAGCTGCGCGAAGTGCCTGGTTGTTGCTCAGGAACAGTTTGTGTGTGTTGCGCATCATTCGTCATCACCTGACCTGATCCAGCCGGCGATTAGCGCACAACCGACACAAAGCCATAGGCCAGCCACTAGAACATCCATTAGTAGTTAAGTTTCTTTATTAGTTGGCGCAGGTCGTAACACTTGCCGCCATGATGAACACAACGACCATCGTCATCAGCCAAAGCATCAAAACAGATTCGGCGCTCAATCTCAGCAATGATGAGAGTGCGCTCGTGAGTTCTGCCAGCAAAGAAGCCCTTAGTGTATTCAGTCTGATTCTCTGCCGGTTGAAACCATGCAGGGTCAAAGCCTTCAATCTCTGGAATTGACATTTGATGTCCCCTGTCTGCGAATCTTGCGAAGTCGGCGGCGCATAGCTGCCTTCCTGCGATGTGTTGGCCATAGAACGAAATTGCTAGACATTCCCATTTGATTCCCCTTTGATAAGTGCCACAAGTTTTGTTAGTTCGCGCTGGTAGTTCAACGCTGATGGTCTAACCCATGTGTCACGAACATTCTCAATGACACCTGCGACACGCTCACGCTCACGCAACCGCACCTGGTCTGCATAGGTTTGCAATTCACCCACAGTTGTTGGCAACTTAGTCATTTAGCACCTCGCCCTGGATAAGACCCAAACAATGCGCAACCACACCAGCCTGCACAACACAATCGTTCTTCACAAGTTTCAACCGGTAAAGGTCAAGCTCATAAACAATACGATTCTCAGTGTTCTGCGCTGCACGATCAGCATCGGCTGTCACCGTTGCTTTTCCAGCCTCAACACCCATCAGATAAGCGTGACGGATTTCTGGTTTGCTCAAATCAAGCATCGAAGTCACGCACCCTTTCGGCCACATACTCCAACGATGGTGTTTTGCTTGGATGTAAAGCCAACGACTCAATGAAGTCGGCAACCTTCACAACGGTTTCTAGTTTGCCCATCTCATAAGCCGTGTTAGCCGCTTCACGCACAGCCAACGAAACCTGCTCATAAGTGAATGTTGCTTCGGCGCTCATTTGTTGCCTCGCTTGATCTGCGACCGGCGATTGATGACTAGGTAACGCATAAACGAGATGCCTGCACCGATGAACAGGATGCCTGCGAATAATGCTGACAAGCCGTTCTGTGCCATCCAGTCAGCTGCAATAAAGCAGACTGCCATACCTAAAACGAATAATGGAATTTGCATTTTTACCCTTGCTGTCAGTTTGTTGGCCTGACAGGTCAAATCTAGGGATGCCTACAGACAAAAGCAAGCAACGAAACGCCGTAATTTTATGCCGTTATCTAACCGTTACAAAGCCCAAATCTCTATCTTTGCCCCAGGCACAGGGTAAGTGTCAGCCCCAGACCAGACCTCAAAAGCCTCTAACTCAACCACCAAACAGTCATCCACCCAAGCGTTAGCCAAAGTGATGCTGTCACACACGCCGCGCACCAGCTTGTCAATGTCGGGTGTGGTCGCAGGGTAAGGCCATTTAGGGTTCTTAGGTCGGTCAATGTAGAAGGTCACAGACAGGCGCACAGGCGCAACAAAACGGCTGATGTCTTCGGTTCGCGCAAACTCTTGCCTGATCGCACCAATGATGGCTTGCCGCCATGCTGGTAAATACTTGCTGGCCTCAACAAATCGTTGGTTGCCTTTGTAAGACTTAGACCCCTGTGGTGCTGGTCTGCCCTGCACCCAAAACAGAAGGTGTTGACGGCCTACTTCTTCAGCCATACCGCAACCAGAGTGCCAACCTGGAACACGAACACAAGCAACGCCCACATTCGCACCGGCATCGGCAAACTGGTCTGATCTACGGCCTGCCATGTAAAGAACGCACCCGAACCCATGATGACCGAAGTGATTATTTTGGTCATTAGAACGGTGCTATCTCAGCTGCACCAAACGCTTCAAGGTTCTGACGGCCAGCATTAGGGTTACCAGCTTTAGCCAATGACTTGATTTGTGTCTTGCTAATCCAGAATGAAATTTGTGGTTCGTTCTTGTCGTTAGTCCATTTACTTATGCGAAGTTCACCGGTTATCTCATAGAAACCATCTTTTTCGACTTTTTGCTCAGCATCTAGCGCAACATTGAAATAGTGCTTTTCGACAACTTCATACTCGCCATCTGCGTTTTTCTTGCTGACTGGAACTGGCACGGTCACATATGAACCACCAAACTTGTCAACCTTAGTTTCGCCTGCATAACCGGTAATTGTAACGATTAGATTTTTAGCCATTTCTTACCCTTCTGATAGTTTCTCTGATTCTAAACACTGCCACCGACAATGTGACTGCTAGCCACACAATCGGAATGACCACAAACACGGTCACCAGGCATAAACAAAACGCCGTGAACCACAGGCCGATCCAAACGGTCAAACTGACCATGAAACGGTATACAAGCCTCGCCATTGTATTTCACCTGCTTGGCTGGTTTAGCCCGACAACTAGCACAGTATTGTGCCAGGTGCTTCTTCTTAGGAACGACCACCCAAACAAAGCCACATTTGCGGCACTGAACCTGGTTGTCTTCCACATGGTCAGGTTATCGGTTTTCGACGACACGAGCAAATAAACCATCGAACCTGAGCGCAACATGGCCGGTCTTGCCGTGACGATTCTTCGCGATGTGCATAATCATTTTCGACTTGGCATCCTCACCGTCATCGTTAGCTCGTTCTCGGTTCAACAAAATGACCACATCGGCATCCTGCTCAATAGCACCCGAATCACGCAAATCAGACAACCCAGGTGCAGAGTCTTTACGGCCTTCGATGCCACGGTTCAGCTGTGCCAAAGCAATCACCGGCACATCCAAATCCCTTGCCAAAATCTTTAGACCGTTGCTGATTGCTGTGACCGACTCGTAACGGTTGCGACCACGCTCAGTGTCCTGCATCAGCTGTAAATAATCGACCACGATGGCAGCCAACTTCTGCTTCTTAGCGACCTGTCGCGCGAACGCCCGAACATCCACAAGGGTCTGCCCAGACTTGTCAGCAATCGCAATCGGCCTAGCCAACTCATTCTGCTTCTCAGCAATACGCCGCCAATCAAGGTCAGTCAAAGTTCGATTCTCAAGGTGATCCATGCTCACATTGCAAACACTCGCAAACAGGCGATTCATAATTTCGCGTTTGCTCATCTCAAGGCTGTGAAACGACACAGCGCCTTCACCAGCCAACTCAAACGCCATGTTCACCGCCACAACCGACTTACCAACAGCCGGTCTAGCCCCAACAATGTAAAGCGCACCAGGTCTAAAACCACCCAAGAAGGCGTTTAGGCTGCCCCACTGTGACGGCACAAAATCAGGTGCGCTGTTCAAATGTTCAACGCTGTCCAACAGGATGTCGCCCACGAACTGAACCTGCTCACGCAAACGCCCAACAGTCACCTGCTCAATGCGATCACCAGCCCTATCCAAAGCCACATCCACATCAGAATCCTGTGCCTGACCAGCCGACACCAAACCATGACCAACCTCAACCAAAGCCCAACGAGCGTTCCTGTCAACAATGACCTGCTCATAAAAGCCGGCGTTCTGCCAAGCCGGTGTTTCCGCTGTGGCCTCATGCAAATAAACCAGCAGCTCAGGAATCTTTGACCCAACCGTGAAACTGTCAATCCCTTCACCATCACGGCGCATTTTCTGCAACACCACAAAAATCTTTTGGTTATTGACATTTGTAAAGTCGCTAGCGATTAGGTGGCAGTCATCCAGGTAAGCGCCACGGCTTAAAAGGATTGATCCAATCAAAATCTTTTCTGCGTTGGCCTCAAACATCAGAAGTCGTTCACAATCTTGCGACTAGGCACAGACCCCTGCTTATCGGCAGCCCACTTCTGGGCCTGGTTCATCCACTTCTGATAAGCCAAACCCCAATCAGCCATCCTTGAGCCTTTAGCCATGTGATGCAGCTTGAACGCTTCGGTCTGTTCGCTCATGTTTAGCAAAGGCCATTTACTGACAAACATTCCAACTAACCGGTCATCAGGTAACCATGATTCATCAAGCGTTTTTTGCTTCGTAGTTATATTAGGTTTCAGTAATGGTTCTATAAGGGTTAGTGCGCCAAGTGCTGTCACCCCTGACGGCGATTCTGTCACCCCTGAGTCCAAATCTGTCACCCCTGAGCGTGTTTTTGTCACCCCTGACAATGACGGCAAAATAACCCAGTAAAGGTTCGATTTGTATTGGCCACGGCTAGGCGCTTTTTGCACATGAACCTCAAGCTCACCTAATGTGACAAGTTCTTGGATGTCGCGCTGCACTGAGCGTTCTGATGAGTTGACCATTTTGGCAATGGTTTCAATTGACGGCCATGCACCGATTTCGCCTTGATGATCTGCGATTGCAAGCAGAACCAGCCTGGCTCTGCCGCTGGATTTTGATTCACGCCACACTGCGTTTGAGATTTCAATGCTCACTTGTTGCCTACATTTCTTCGGCAACCGCTAAAATTAGCAATGCCGATAGTTTGGTTATCGGTTCGAGCGGCCACAGGGTTTCCATGCACTGTGGTCGTTCTTTATTCAGTTTAGTCCACCAACCATAACACCGCTTGTGGCAATGTCACGCTATGCATCGAACCAGGTTTCTGCTGAGAAGATTTGAGTCCAGCTGTGAAGGTGTCGCTGACGGTCGGAGTTGGCAAGTTCACTCTGCCCCCCCCTATTTCACTTTTGGGATATCGGTTGTTTCGCCTAAAAGATACCTAAGCGCCAATACAGCCTGCTGAGGCACAACACCATTGCCACACATCTTCAACTCATCATTGCGTTTCAACCCATGACCAGTCACCCAACCATCAGGCAAACCCATCATCCACTCCGTAAACAAGCTGCTCAAACGGTGGTTGCCATCCTTGCCATCAGGTTTCGTTGGTGCTGGTGCTGGCCGTGTGACGGCTTCCCACCGGCGAATTGCAGGTTCAAACTTGCCCCAATTTGTTGTCAACACCTGGTCTTCAATTCTTCCCTTAGTCGCACCAGCAGCCACCTGTGATGCTTGGCTGTCCTTCCAATCACGAGTCGTAGGCGTTGGCAAAGTTTCCATGCGCACAGCAACACCCAAGCTAGCCCCAGGCATCCCCTTAGTGCGACCCTCAACAAAATCCTGACGGCGTTGCAAATAATCTTCAACAGGTTCATCATGGTTGCGCAAATGACCCAAAGTCGGCGTTGGCAACAAACTGTCAGCAATCGTTTCAGACACAGGCAAACCATTATCAAAAGCCAACTGTGCAGCCTGATCAGCAACCTTCACCATGCGCCCACGCTCACGCGCCTGCTTCTCGCTAATAGCCCCACCAGTGCTGTCAACAACAGATGGTGTGCGCATCAAAGAATCATCAGATAAGTCTTTGCGCTCAGAACGCTCACAACCACAAATAAACTCGTGCAACAAATCGCCACCATGATCACGACACTTGGCAGAGTTATCCTGTGTGCTTGGTGTCGGCAGAATGTGCCAGAGCGCATTTTCTAG